CATCCCATTTGTTATTAAGTACAGCCAACCGCTGTTTGACAGCTTTTACGGCCTTGGCGACTTCCAACGAGCTAAACCACTCCAGTTTGCTCGTGACGGCGTCCGAAACCTCTACTTCTCCGCCGTCAAGATGAACTTGGTTCCACCACTTGTCGTCAACGCCAACGGTGTCCAAAAACACACCCTCGACTACCGCCCGGGTGGGGTGATGATGGAAACTATCCCGAACTCTATCCGCCGACTAGAAACCAGCACGGCCGGTCTCGCCACCTACCAAGCGGTCCAAAGCGACCTAACCGGCAGCCTGCTCAGCCAATTTGGTACTCAGAACGCCAGCATCCCTGGCGCAGAAGCGCTCAACCCCAGCCAAGGTAAAACACCCCAGGCCATTAGCAACTACTCAGAAAAAGAAGCGACCCGCGACGGTGCAGAACGCCGACACCTTGAAACCGCTATCGAACAGCTCACTGACGGCTTCTTTAGCCTCGTGGCTAACATCGGCACCGAAGAAATCCCTGTACAGCTATTCGCCGACGACATCCAAGACATCGTTGACGCAGGCCTCGAGGACGTGCTCGGCCTATTTACCGGCAACTTTACGCCGGACCAAACCCTCACCGCCGGCGACCTCAAGGTCGACCCAGCTTCACTGAAGGGCGTCGAGTACCGTTTCAGCATCGCACCCGACTCCACCATGAAGCTCAGCAAAGACAACCAGCTCAACCAGCTGGAACGCATCATGAACAACATCGCCAAGTTCCAGAATCAGTTCAAAGATGACCCACGTATTGAAGTAAACTGGGGCGAGATTATGAAGTCTTACGAGCAGTTGGTAGACATTAAAGGCGCCGGCAACTTCGTCACGTTAACCGACGGCCCTAGCCCTCAGGAGCTCCAGCAACAGCAAGAACAGGCTAAGATGGAACAAGAGCGAGTCATGCAGGAAAGCCAATTCGCCCAAGAGCAGCAGATGGCTCAGATGCAAGCCCAGCAGGCTGAAGCTGGTCCACATCAAGGCGGCGGAGCGGTGTTCGGTGACAAAACGGTCGCCGCAGCAGCCGACATTATTAGCGGTTTATAACAGACAGGAGATAGTCAATGGGACCCACAAACGGATTAGTCGGAGATAGCTTCGGCATCGACCTACCGGCAGTTAACCTAGACGAGAAAGAGCTCGTTGTTGAGAAGCAAATGGCCAAATTCTCGCGCACCAAAGAGTTCGCCCGCCTCAAAGAGATACTGGAAGCCCGCATTACCTTCTACCAAGGCTGCTTGCCCGATGGTCGCCCCCTTACCGAAGTTGACGCCGCAGAGCGCGCCCAACAGTGGGTGGTGGCGAATATTGTCATCGGTGAGTTCAAGATGCTCATCAACGCCTACGAACAGGCTGCAGAGGCTGCCAAGAATGGATGAAGCTGAACGCATCGCCGCCTTTTACCGCAAGCACGGTAAAGAACCACCCAAGAGCTTCAGCCACGGCACGGAGGCGGAAATCCAAGAAAACCTTCAGCTCCTTAAACCAAACAGCTGGCGCCTGGAAGGCAACCAGTTAATTGGCGAGACGGAGTTGGGGCCCCTCGTCCAGACCATGCCAACAGATAGGATACTGGTTGGCACCGACGACGATGGTTTACCGGTGTTCCGCAAAGTGGTATTATCTTAATTAGAGTCATAAAAACTCAAATTGGGGTCGACCGTCCCATTAACGTGGTCTGTAAAAAATACTTAACAATAAGGAAAACCAATGGACGACTTAACAAAGTTAACCGATGAAGAACTTGACCAAGCGATAGAGTCAGGTTCAGAACTAGACCAGTCCCCTAGTGAGCCAACTACTGAAGAAGTAGCGGAAGAAACGACTGAAGAAGAAGTAGCGGAAACGCCTGCCGAAGTAGAAGAAGCTGAACCAGTGGAAGAACAAGGCGAAGAAGAAGCCCCACAACAGCCATCTCGCAGAGAAAACCTACGGATTCAACAAGTCTTGGAACGTTTGAAGCAACAGCCTAAAGCACCGGAAGCTAAACCAGCCGAAGGATTAGATTACGGCACCGCACTCGACGCCGACCCAGAAGTTATACAACAACTCCAGGCCGACCGACAGGCAGCCAGCCAAACGGCATATAATCAAGGATTAGAGCAAGCCAAGTCAATCCAATTCCACACCCGTCTCGAAATAGACGCTCCCAAAGTAGAAGGCAAATACGCACAACTCAACCCTGAGGACAAAGCGAACTTCAACCCCGCTCTCGCCAACGCAATCAACACCTGGTATCTATCGACCGCCGGGTATGACCAAGCAAGCGACACGGTGGCCAATCCCAACATCCGATACGCCGAATTCGTAGAAGGAATTATGGAACTTGGTGAAGTAATCGGCGCCCAAAAGGCGCAGAAGTCTGTGCAGAACATCGCGAAGCCACCACCGGTCTCCGACCAGACGGCAGCCAAGCTAAGCGCCTCGACCTTAACAAGTCACCAAACGCTATGAGTGACGAAGAGCTGGACGCCTTCCTGAGGCAAGCCGGCGTTCACACTCGTTAGCAAACAAACATTTAACTAAACAAAAAGGAACCATATAAAATGGCAACTCCAACCACTAACAGCAATACTACTAAGACTATTGCTGCAACCGCCCAATACATCCAAGAAAAATGGAGCCGAGAAGTTCAGCAACCATTTGACAAGCAACTTCAAGCTGCAAAATTAGTAAACGACCTTAGCGGTCTTGTAAGCGACGGTGGCGACATTGTAAACATCCCATTTGCAATCGCTGTTGACTCACGTGCAAAAGCTGCTTCAACTGACGTTACTTACGACGTGCCAAACGGTGCGCCAATCACCCTAAACATCGACAAGCACTACTATAGCGCTGTTAAAATCGAAGACATTGCTAAGATTCAGTCTAGCTACGACCTAAAGAGCGTATTCCAGACTCGCATGAGCGAAGCTGTTGCTCGTCAAATCGACACAGACGTTCTTGGTCAGTACGCTTCAGCTGGTACATCTGTATCAGGTGGTGCTGCTATCGACGACGCTGACGTGCTATCTGTTGTTGCTGCACTTGATGCTGCTAACACTCCACAGAGCGGCCGTCGCGGTGTTGTAGGCCACTACACAAAGGGCGACCTACTAGGCGTCAACAAGTACGTTGCTTACGACCAAACTGGCAAAGCTGGTAAAGCTACTGACGGTACTGACGGTCTTGTAGGTAGCTTGTACGGTATGGACCTCTACATGAGCCAGAACGTGCCTGTATCAACAACTGGACGCAACCAATTCTTCCACAAAGAAGCTTTGAACCTTGCTAAACAGCAAAGTCCTAAGTTCGAAATGGAATACAGCGTTGACTCAATCGCTTGGAAGGTTGTCCTTCACGCCGTTTACGGTGTAGGTGTCAACCGTGCTGCTAGCTTCATCGAGCTAACTCGCACAACTGCTGCTTAATTTATTAGGCACACACTCCTGGGCATGAGCCAAAACTGCCTACCAGAGAAAAGCACCAGTCCGAGTATCGGTATAAAAAACAAAAGGAACATCAATCATGCCATCACGCGCAGAATTAAACTTACGAGCTGGCGCCGTTAACGTGACTCAAACGTCATACCCTAACGACTCAAAGCTCGAACAAGCTGTCATCTATGCAGAAAAAGCCGTTACTACAACGGGTGCTGCAACGACGATTGTCCCGACTGCTGTATCAGTAGCTCAGGTATCAGGTGGTAAGAACATTTAGTGTTATACTAAGTGCACATGACCATACTAGAGAAGACCCTCCGGGGTCTTTTTTGGTGTTATAATAGAAGTAGGTAAATTAAACAAAAGGATAGCCAAACAATGGATACTGATGTTTTTCTTGGTAGCGAGGCGCTACCCAAGATAGTCAACGGCGTCAACAAGGCTGCAACGGCCGTTGGTGCGACAATGGGCCCCCGTGGGCGCAACGCAATTATTAGAAAACGTGGGCGGACCTATGTCACCCGTGATGGGGTCACAGTCGCCGAAGCGATTAACCTACCCGACAAGAACGAGCAAGCCGGTGTGGAACTTCTACAGAACGCTGCCCGTGAAGTCGATGGCTTAAACGGCGATGGCACCACAACCGTCACGGTTTTAACCCAAGCCATCCTCCAACATGCCCAGCCACTCATCGCAGACGGTGCGAACCCGATGTTGCTGAAAAACAGTCTCGAACAGGCCGCAGTACAAGTCGTCGAGTATATCAAAAGTCAATGTCGTAAAATAACGAAGTTAGAAGAGTTGGAAGAAATAGCCACCGTAGCTGCCTCCGACCCCGAAATCGGCAAGATTGTCGCCGGTGTGGTCTGGGAGCTGGGCGTTAACAGCCTCGTGACGCTCAAAGAAGGCCAGAGCGCCCAGACTGACGTCGAGACGGTAACCGGTATTCAATTAGACACAGGCCTCGCCAGCCCCTACCTAGTCCGTGACCCTGCCAGTCAATCAACCGCTTTCGACGAACCCTATGTGGTGATTTGCGACCGCCCGCTCCGAGATAAAGAGGATGTCGCCCCCATTCTGAAGCTTATTCACAGTATGGAAGACGCGAAGGCTATCATCTTAGCGCACGATATTGTTGGAGACGCGCTCAACATCATTACCCTCAACAGCGTCAAGGGCGTTATTAACGCTGTCGCCGTGCCAATCAGCCCGCACATTGACGACAAGACCAGCTATCTGCAAGACATCGCCGCTGTCACAGGTGGCACGGTTATTGGTAAGGACAACGGCTCGCCACTAGAGGCTATCACCGAAGAACACCTAGGACGTGTCAGTAGCGTGGTGGCCGGTATGGAGAAGACTGTGATGGTGCGTGGCTATGGCGCCGAAGAAGACGTCGAAGCCCGCAAGCAGGCTGTCCTCGAGCTCAAGAAAGACACCAAGAAGTTTCAGCCAGACGTCGATAAACGACTCGCCGTATTGGAGGGTAAAGTCGCTATCATCACGATTGGTGGCAACAGCCAATCAGAGATTGAAGAACGCCACTACCGCTTTGAAGACGCCGTGGGCGCCAGTAAAACCGCGATGCGTGGCGGCACTATCCCCGGCGCGGGCTCTACCCTCTTTGGGGCGTCTGATGAACTCGGCACAACTGACGGCGAGCTCGTCCTCGCGCAGGCCCTGAAACAACCCGCTATCCAAATCCTGACCAATGCTGGCTTCTATAACGAAGAAGTATTTATGAAATTGGCCTACAATGCGGGCCTAGACGTTGCCACGGGCTACCACACAACTGACCTCGCGGGGCAGGGTATTGTTGACCCCGCCGAGTCGGCTATCAGCTCAGTGAATGTCGCCGTATCAACCGCTGGCTTACTTATGACCGCCGGCTCACTAATAACCGATGTGGAGAAGAAATATGATAAAACCGAATTATAGTATTGTGTTTATTAAGACAGACGGGGTAAAAACCGAAGACGACGACGGCATATTAATCTCTGAACAGTGGCAAGACCTCCAGCCAACGGGCACGGTCGTAGCTATCGGTGATGACGTAGCCGTCTGCAAAGTCGGTGATAAGGTGTTCTTTGAGCGCTACACCAGTATCCCGACGCCGTTTGGCGAAGATGTCCGCGCATGTCGTGATGACGCTATCCTCGCAACCTACGAGGACGGTGATGCGCTATAGCAAAGACAAGGATATTGTCGCCCTCCGAGAGACCCGGTGGGCCAAAGACCAAGCGAAGCACCCTTACGCCACCGTCAAAGACTACTCACTCAAGCACAAAGTAACCATCAAGTGGGACATGAATGACGAAGCCAAGCGCGACCAGATGTTTCTCATTAAGATTGGTGATGTAGAAGCCCTGCTCGACTATGAGGAGTTCCAACGCGCCGCTCGCTTTATCTGATACAATATAGGTAAGTAAACAAAACAATATGGACCAAAAAACACCAAAACTGGATTTAACGAAGTTAACGCCCGAACAACGGGCCCAGTTAGACGCGTACAACCAAGCTAAAGAGCAGCTGAACGCACTCCAAGACATCGCCGACATGACCCAAGAAACGTTGTCTCTCTTAGAGAAGAACGACCCCAATGCCAATCTCGAAAAGATGGGCGCCCTGCTCGTCGACATGCGCGGTGCCTTGCGCGGCCTCGAGGCAAAAGAAGCCCCTGAGCAGCCCGACGTTGCCCAACCCGTAGTTGATGCCATCTCGAAGCTCGAAAAGGCCCTGAAGGCCGCTGTGAGCGCCCAGAAGGCTCCTGTTGTCAACGTACCAAAAGCTGACGCACCGGTTGTTAATGTTGACGCTCCTACTGTTGACCTCACGAAAATAGAAAAAGTCCTCAAAACCGACCTCCCTAAAGCCTTCCAGCAAGCTATACAAAGTATAGTCATACCAAAGAACGACGATGCGAACATCCTCCAGGCGCTATCTGACCTAAACGAGCAGCTTGCCAGCATAGACACTGCCGTTCGGATGCAACCCCAAGCTCCAACCCAAATCAAGGTTACTAACCCAGATGGTAGTGCGATTGGCAGCCTGTCGGGCAGCACCATATATATAACGGTCATCCGAGAAAAAACGGGCGACCCTGAAACTTTGTACATAGGTAAGGCCGTGCCGGGTTCTGCTACGAGCGACCCAGTGTGGCAAGTCGCAAGTCTCGATGAGAACACCAACCTCGACCTGCTCTATGCAGACGGTGGTGCTTTCACTCAGGTTTACGACGACCGCGAGGCACTCACCTATGCGTAACAATAAACAAGGAGAACCTATGGCAGAAGTAAAGCCAGTAGACAACAGAGTAGACGTTGCAGTTCGTCTGCTTGAGGAAAAGCTCACCCGTGAATACGGACTAAGCCTAGAAGAACTGCGAAAAGCAACAATAACCATTAAAAACGGCGAAGTAACCGTTAAAGGAAAATAATATGTCAAAGAGTAACGCAGCAGAAACCGCTTTATTGGCGCTTCTATTCAATAACACAGACTTTGCAAGCATCGGTGATGCAGGTGGCCTACAGAACTCAGCAACCGCTGGTTCATTCTATATTTCACTACACACCTCTGACCCAGGCGAAGCTGGCACACAGCTTACTAACGAAACAGCTTACACCAACTACGCTCGCGTAGCCGTAGCTCGTTCAGGTGCAGGTTGGACAGTATCAGGCAACAGCGCAACAAACGCAGCCCAGATTACCTTTGCCCAGTGTGGTGTAACTGGCGCAACCATTACCCACGTAGGTATCGGTACAGACTCAAGCGGTGCAGGTGTTCTTATGTACTCTGGTGCATTGAACTCAAGCCTAGCAGTAGCCCTAAACATCACCCCACTATTCGCAGCAAGTGGCCTAACCGTGACTGAGGATTAGCAATGACTGATACACAAGAACTCGGCGAACCAATCTTTGCAGAAATAAGCGCAGGAATTAAAGGAACAAGCAAGGTCAACTAATGGCAATCGTCAACACCAAACAACTAATAGATGCGGAGCTTGAGGGTAGAGTTCGTCAGTATGTCTGGCGTAAAACTCCATCTCAGGCTTCTACTGCTGGTATTTGGTTTGACTTGTCAATGAGTCCTGGTAACCCACCAGCTCAGTACTACATCGGTGGTATTTTAAGCTCAACAGTTCTAGCTCGCTCAACAGACGGTGGCTTTTATCACGGCCCGAACGTAACCCCAAGTACCAAGTACCTACGGGCTATGACGGCTATGACCTCAACAGCTACAGCTCTACCGATGCCGATGACCCTATGCGACTACCTAATGGTGTACCCGTTTGTGGATATGTCAGTAACCGACCAACAGGATATGACCAACACCAACGTGCTCACACGCTACACAGACGGTAAGGGCGTAATGGTAATGGCAGTTCTAACCAACGCTGGCGTAGGTGGGCAGAGCTTCTTCTTCACCTACACCAACTCAGACGGAGTATCGGGTAGGGTATCACAGACCGTACAAATGAACACGGCAACCGCCATTGGCTCGATTGTAACAAGCGATATATCGACAGCATCACGTTCAGGCAACCCATTTATTGGCTTGCAAGACGGCGATAGCGGTGTGCGCTCTATACAGTCAGTAACAATGCTCGGCGCAGACGTAGGGCTATTCGCACTCGTATTGGTTAAACCACTCTTGACCACCGCTATTAACGAAACAACCGCCCCATACGAAAAAGACGCATTACTTATCGGCGGAGCAATACCCCGTATATATGATGATGCCTTTTTGGGTTGTTTATGCCTACCGAGGGGTGCGCTAAACGCCACTGCTCTCATAGGTGATGTAAAGGTTATTTGGGACTGATTATGAAATTAACTAATAAAGGATTATAACGAAATGCCAGGATTTTCAAGCAGCGATGCAATCGTAAACGCCCTGACCGCAGGGCAAACATTTAAGACGAACTGGAGCAAACAGTTCAACCCAACTACCGCAGCCGTAGCTGGTGAGGTTCACACCCTCTTTAGGGGTGCAGGTAACCCAGGTGCAGACGCAATATTTAACACAGGTACTTCGCTGCTCTTTCAGGGTATACGCGACACCACAACTAACGCTGGTGCTATGCAACACGGTGGCGATGTACAACCAACTTATTACAAGAGTTTGGCAGCAGCTTCAGCCGTAACAAGCGCAGCTACAACCGTACCAGGCTGGTTAGTATTAGTAGACGTTGTCGGCTTCTACCGCAAGACACCTATTACTACGACCACCGCAGACGCAACTACTAACACGCTTGGCTTCGGTGATACATTTACCGCAGACGCAGGCACAGACCTTTGTACGTGGACTTCAACCGCCAACATCCCAAGCAACATCTTAACGGGTACAAGGGTTCGCCTAACCACAACTACAACCCTACCTGGTGGTCTAGCGACAGCAACCGACTATTACTTCATTAAGATGTCAGACACGACCTTTGAACTCGCAAGCTCATACGCTAACGCTATCGCAGGTACGCAAGTCAACATTACCGATGCAGGCACGGGTACACACACCCTATCTCGACTTTACCCTCGCTACACAAACGGCGCTGGTGTTCAGGCTGTTATGTTTAACAGCAACGCTACTCCTCTCGGCGCAGCAACACCTAACATTGACCTCGGTTACACCAACTCAGCGCAAGTAGCTTCAAGGGTTACGCCAGGCGTTCTACCAGTAGGCAAAACCGCAGCTTCAAACAGCCTCGTACTGTACTCAGGTGCTTCAGGTGCAGGTAAGTACAACTACGCAATCCCACTACAAGCTGGTGACGCAGGTATCGCCGAAGTAAACTACATCCGCAACTCAACATCGTATGTATCAGGTGAGTACTCAGTCGCTATGGTTAAGGAACTTTGCCGTGTGCCTTTGAACGTACTCGGTCAAGCGGCAGAACGTAACCTACAATTTGACTACCCAAGCCTACCTCGTATCTACGACGGTGCAGCTCTGTACTGGATGTATATGAGCTCAACTACTACACCAGCTAACGCAACCTTCTCAGGCGACCTTAGCTTCATCTGGAACTAAACTATGTTACTCAATAACTACGCAGTAAGAAACGCCAATCAAAGTAGGGCAGTCGGGGGCAACCTCGACCCTACTTACAACTACAACCTTAATAGGATGATGACCTTTTATGTTGGCGATAATAACGTAGTTAATGTAACCGATAGAATGTCGCTACCAGCAGAAGGCTACCGACCACCATATTCACTTGTTATAGCACCTAAGCCTGGCGGTATGAGTTCTTACTTCTTCGGAACGGGAACAGCTACCGCAACAGGCGTATCTGGGCTATTTGGTACAGCAGACCTAGCAGGTGTTGGCACAATAGGCAACGCTGCTGCCGGTTTGATTGTAGAGATGATTGCCACCATCGCTGGACTTGGTGGACTAACCGCCAGTGTTATTGGACAGCTTGAAGCCTCTGCCACGCTTGCAGGTTCAGGTACACTCACCGCAGCTCAATCAGCTCTTGCGGGTATGGTTGCCGCCTTAACAGGTACAGGCCTACTATCAGATGCTCAGCAAGAGGCCCTTGGACAAATGAGCGCAGACATTTATGTAAACCAATCACAAGCCGAAATCGACCAGATTGTATCAGAAGTCGTACAGGCGATTATTGACCTTGGCGCAACAGGCGGTCTCACCGCAGAAGAACACGCACAACTCATGAAGACCCTCACGACAGGTAAGTTCCTAGGGCTTAAATAGTGGTATAATACGAATATAAAAGGAAAAACCAAAAATGACACCTCGAAACGCAACATATATATCAACAGCCACTACCACAACTGTCAAAAGTGGGCGCGGCGTACTCGCTAAAATACTCATCACAGAAACTGCTGCCGGCACAATTACCGTCTACGACAACACCGCAGCATCGGGCACTGTTTTAGCAGTGTTCAAGGCGAGCGTTGTAGAAGGCGAATACACCTTCGACTGCCGCTTCGGCACAGGCCTCACTATCGTAACCGCCGGCGCTTCAAAACTAACCGTAATTTGGGAATAGACAGCTATGGCTGACCAAAATATACCCAACTTCACAATAGACAACAGCCCTAGCGGGACGATTTACGACCCGGGCAACACAGGATTGACTGTGTTGAGTGGCGACCTCGGCGCCTACGAAGGTGCCCAGCTTGGGGGCGGTGGCGGTGCGGCCTACGTCGACCCATACGCTCAATGGGGTGGCCAAGGCAACTATAAT